CCTTCTTCATTCAGCATATCTTCCGTTTCTTTGTCAGAAGTTTCTTCGTATGCTTCTTCATAATCAAAAGTATCCTCATCTGCTGCTTCTGTATCAGCGTCTTCTTCGTAATCGCCCTGCATCAGATATTCATCCAGCTCGCCGGATTCTCTTACCTGTGTCTCACTCTTGATATCGATCTTGAATCCGGTCAGACGGGCTGCCAGACGGGCGTTCTGTCCTTCTTTACCGATTGCCAGAGACAGCTGATAATCCGGAACGATAACCAGTGCGGTCTTCTCATCCGGGTCTGCCAGTACCGTGATAACTTTTGCAGGGCTCAGTGCATTTTCAATCAGCAATGCCGGGTTCTCATCCCAGCTGATGATATCGATCTTCTCACCGCGCAGTTCTTCCACGATGGTGTTGACTCTGGCACCGTTCATACCTACACAGGCGCCGACTGCATCAACATCCGGGTCGTTGGACCATACCGCGATCTTGGTTCTGGAACCTGCTTCTCTCGCGATACTCTTGATCTCTACGATACCGTCTTTTACTTCGGTTACTTCTGCTTCAAAGAGACGTTTTACCAGTTCCGGATGGGTTCTGGAAACCATGATCTTCGGTCCCTTCGGTGAATCCTTTACTTCCAGTACATATACTTTGATACGTTCGGTCGGTTTGTATTCCTCACCTTTTACCTGTTCATTTTCACTCAGGATCGCATCTACCTTACCCAGGTTTACGCTGACATTTCTTCCCATGTAACGCTGTACCACACCGGTAACCACATCTTTTTCTTTCTGGAAATACTCATCATACAGAACTTTCCGTTCTTCTTCACGGATCTTCTGCAGGATCACGTTCTTCGCATTCTGTGTTGCGATACGTCCGAACTGTTTGGACTGGATCGGAACCTGTACGATATCGCCCAGTTCATACTTGGAATCCATCATTTTTGCGTTGGAAAGACTAATCTCCATCACCGGATCTTCTACCACTTCCACTACGGTCTTGTCAGCATATACGCTGAACTCGCAGGTCTCATGGTCGATGGTTACATGTACGTTATCTGCTTTTCCAAAATGGTTTTTACAGGCCTGGATCAGAGACTGTTCGATGGCATCCATCAGAACTTCTTTACTGATATTTTTTTCTTTTTCCAGAATAGTTAACGCTTCGAGTAATTCTGTATTCATTTTTTTCTTTATCCTCCTTAAAAATCAAAAGCAAGACGAATCAATGCGATATCTGCTTTTTCAAATGTCTGTTCTTCCTGCTCCTCTGTGGTGATCGTCACGCTACTTTCATCATATGCGCTGAGAATCCCGTAGAATTCTTTTTCTTTGTTGATCGGACGGTAGGTACGGATCTCTACCTCTTTTCCCATACTTCTCGCATAATCTTTTTCCTTTTTCAGAGGACGGCCAAGACCCGGGGAACTTACTTCCATAATATAAGCATCTTCGATAAAATCCAGTTCATCCAGTTTATCACTGAAAATTCTGCTGACTGCCTCACAGTCATCTACGGTAATTCCGCCTTCCTTATCGATATAGAAACGTAAATACCAGTTTCCTGCCTCTTTTACATACTCCACATCCACCAGTTCAAAACCGAACTGATCGATGATCGGCTGTGCCATAGCTTCCGCTTTCTGTTCATACTGTTCTCTTACACTCATGCTTTCACCACCTTCTACACGGACAGCGCCGCTGTCCACAGCAGACAAAACTGATCTGTTATATCAATTTTGATCTGCAATGCAACAAATAAGAGTGGACGTATCGCCCACTCTTATAACTAGTAATCATCTATTAACATGGTTATCATACCATTTATTATTCTAAAATGCAAGCGTTTTCAGGCTTTTTCCTTTATACCCGCACTTTCGTTCCTTTGGTATCGCGTTTTCCGAGCTTGATCTTGTTGAGGATCATCTGTTTTTCTTTGTACTCGATCTGGTATTCCATCCGGCTCTCCAGAAGATAACCGTGTTCCAGATAATCTTTATCACTCATCTTAATCGCCCGCACACCGAGTGCCGCTTTTTTCTTCTCCGGCACTTCTTCTTTTAAGAACCGCAGGAAATATCCGTCGTGGCTTTGCAGCACCACATAATCCATCGTATCACACAGATCCACCAGCACCAGTTCATCATCCTCTGCCAGTTTGGTTGAGGCGATCGTTCTCTTGATCACATCAAATTCCGTTCCCGGCACCTGTTTGATCATACCGGATTTCGTAACAAAGATGACATGCGAATTCTTTACCGCTTCCATACTGCTGACACAGAGCAGTTCTTCCTGTGCACTCAAGAAATTGCTCAGGTTGTCCACCGGAACACCTTTATCCCGCAGTCTCGTAAGCGGCAGATCCATCACTTTCACCGTGTGCATCTGTCCTTTGTTCGTAAAGAGACAGATCTTATCGGTGTTCATACAGGTAAATACATACTTGTATTCCCCGTGCACCGTCTCTTTGTTCCGCTCATAGGTGTTCTTATCCAGTGTCTTGGCATATCCGAAACGATCCATCAGGAAGCAGACTTCCGCCTCTTCCACTTTCTTTTCTTCAAATACCGCCTCTTCCCTGTTTTCGATCACGGTGCGGCGTTTTCTTCCGTAAGCTTTCTTGATGTGATCCAGATCCTCCATGATGACCTGTGCCATCGCATCGTAATTATTCAGGATTTCTTCGTATCTTGCGATATTTTTCAGCGTCTCCTCATGTTCTGCCATCAACGCCTCGATCTCCAGACCGATCAGCTTGTACAGACGCATCTCCAGGATCGCGGTTGCCTGTCTCTGGGTAAAGCAGAGTTTCTTTGCAGCTTTCTCACTCGCTTTGGTCTTAAAACGGATGCCCTCGGTCACACCGTTTACCAGACACTCTTTTACCTGTTTCTGGTTTTTACTTCCACGCAGGATCTCGATGATCAGATCGATCACATCACAGGCTTTGATCAGACCCTCCTGGATCTCTTTCTTTTCCAGTTCTTTATTTAACAGTGTCTGATGCTTTCTCGTACAGACTTCAAACTGAAAATCCACATGATGCTCAATGATCTGTTTCAGGCTCAGTGTTTCCGGTCTTCCATCTGCTACAGCGAGCATATTCACACCGAAAGTATCTTCCAAACGGGTCTTTTTATAGAGCATATTTTTCAGATTTTCCACATCTGCGCCTTTTTTCAGCTCCAGAACGATCCGGATACCTTCTTTGGAAGACTGGTTGGAAATATCCACAATATCTGTAGCTTTTTTGGATTCTACCAGACCTGCTACATCATTTAAGAATTTTCCTATATTGGCTCCAACCATCGGATACGGGATCTGGGTAATCACAAGGTTGACTTTTCCGCCTTTTAATTTCTCTTCTTCCACTCTTCCGCGGATCTTGATCTTTCCGCTTCCGGTTTCATAGATCTTCAGAAGTTCATCTTTATTGATCACGATACCGCCGGTCGGAAAATCCGGTCCTTTGATGTATCTCATCAGACCTTTCACGCTGATCTCATTATTTTTCATGTAGGCTTTCACACCGTCCACGATCTCGACCAGGTTATGTGGCGGGATGCTGGTCGCCATACCGACCGCGATACCATCCGCTCCGTTTAACAGAAGATTCGGAACACGAACCGGAAGTACCACCGGCTCTTTCTCTGTCTCATCAAAGTTCGGCATAAAGTCCACAACATTCTTATCCATATCACTCAGATATACTTCCTGGGTGATTTTTTCCAGTCTTGCTTCCGTATATCGCATGGCAGCGGCTCCGTCACCCTCGATGGATCCAAAATTTCCATGACCGTCTACCAGAGCCTGTCCCTTCTTAAAGTCCTGTGCCATAACCACCAGGGCATCATAGATGGAACTGTCGCCATGTGGATGATATTTACCCATGGTATCACCTACGATACGGGCGCATTTTCGATAAGGCCTGTCATAGCGGATACCCAGTTCATACATATCATACAGGGTTCTTCTTTGTACCGGTTTCAATCCGTCACGAACATCCGGCAATGCTCTTGACACGATAACACTCATGGCATAGTCAATATAAGACTTCTGCATTACCTCGGAATATTCGGTTCTGATAATCTGTCCTTCCATGTTTTCCTCCTGATTGTTCTATCAGATATCCAGCTGTGCGTTCTGTGCATGCTGATAAATAAATGCTTTTCGGGGAGGTACGTCCGTTCCCATCAGTACTTCTGTCACGTCAGATGCCATTCTCGCATCTTCAATTTCCACCCGTTTCAAAATTCTTGTCTTCGGATCCAGAGTTGTCTCCCATAACTGCTGGGCATCCATTTCTCCCAGACCTTTGTAGCGCTGCAGAGTAAAGGATCCTGTGTGAGTTTTTCTGTATTTTTCCAGCGCCTTGTCATCATACAGATATTCCTCTTCCCCTTTGGAAGGGATCACTTTATACAATGGCGGCATAGCAATGTATACATGACCTTCATAGATCAGCTCCGGCATAAAACGATAAAACAGAGTCAGCAACAGGGTAGAAATATGGGCTCCGTCCACATCCGCATCGGCCATGATGATAATCTTGTCATACCGAAGCTTTGTAATATCAAAATCATTCCCATACCCCTCGGAAAATCCGCAACCAAATGCATTGATCATGGTCTTGATTTCTGCATTCGCCAGCACTTTATCTATCGTTGCTTTTTCCACATTCAGGATTTTTCCACGGATTGGTAAAATAGCCTGATAATTACGGTCTCTGGCTGATTTTGCAGAGCCGCCGGCGGAATCTCCCTCGACGATAAATATTTCGCATTTTTCCGGATCTTTTTTCACACAGTTTGCCAGTTTTCCATTGGAATCAAAAGAATACTTCTGTTTCGTCAAAAGATTGGTTTTTGCCTTTTCTTCGGTCTTACGAATCTTGGCAGAACGTTCTGCACAGGAAAGAACTGTTTTCAGGGTCTCAAGATTACGATCAAAGAATCGAACAATCTCATCTCCTGTGACCTTGGCTGTCGCCTTGGATGCATCCTGATTATCCAGCTTGGTCTTGGTCTGTCCTTCAAAACGAGGTGCCGGATGTTTGATAGAGATAACTGCAGTCATACCATTTCGGATATCCACACCGGTAAAATTGCTGTCTTTTTCCTTCAGAATTCCCAGTTCTCTTGCATAGTTGTTCATAACCGTGGTAAACATGGTCTTGAAACCTGTCAGATGGGTTCCGCCTTCTGCATTGTAAATGTTATTACAAAATCCAAGAACATTTTCATGGAATTCGTTGATATACTGGAAAACCCCTTCCACCGTAATTCCATCACTCTCTCCTGAAAAATAAACCGGATCATGAAGCGTCTCTTTTTTTCTGTTCAAATCTCTTACAAAACCAATGATCCCCTCCGGCTCATGATAATCGATCACTTCCGGTTCCGTCTTCCGTTTATCTTCGAAATGAATGGTCAGCTTAGGATTCAGATACGCAGTTTCATGAAGACGGCTTTTTACCTCTTCCTCTGTAAATCTTGTTTTTTCAAAAATCTCCGGGTCCGGAAGAAAATTGATACAGGTTCCGGTCTCTTTTGTACGTCCGATTTTCGGAAGCAGACCCTCTTCCAACTCGATTACCGGAATTCCACGCTCATATCGGTCATGATGTACGTATCCTTCTCTGCTGACTTTTACGTCAAGATAGGTAGACAGTGCATTTACCACAGAGGAACCTACGCCGTGAAGACCACCGCTGGTCTTATACGCACCGTTATCAAACTTTCCACCCGCATGAAGGGTGGTAAATACCAGACGCTCCGCAGATATTCCTTTTTCATGCATTCCAACCGGGATTCCACGTCCGTTATCTGACACGGTGCAGGAACCGTCTGCTTCCAGCGCAACCCGGATCAAATCACAGTGCCCTGCCAGATGCTCATCCACCGAGTTGTCCACGATTTCGTAGATCAGATGGTTGAGACCTTTTCTGGAAACGCTGCCTATATACATACCCGGTCTCTTCCGGACTGCCTCAAGACCTTCCAGAACTGAGATACTACTGGCGTCATAACTGTCTTTCTTTGCCATAATACTTTCCTTTCTATTCTTTCTCTCCCCGGTACTTTCCTTTGGCTCAAGCCACAGACTTTGGCCCGTTGCTCTGCATATCAATAATTGGTCCGGTGAACCAATTTTGATTAACGCGGCAGTCGCCAAGGTCTCGTGCAAGCACGGACTTTGGCTCGTTGCTCGCGTACATAATTAATCGGCGGTTTTTCATGGGGTACTGGGGTACTTAACGAAAACTGCCGATTATTATACCATATTTTTATACATAGAAACAAGTTAAAAAGTACTTTAGATTGTAGATTCCTATATTTTCCCCTTTTCTCTCAGATAATTCAGAAACCCCTCTGATCCTTCTTCCACATCCCTGTAAGTTTCATCAAAGTCTCCTGTATACCATGGATCTGCTATATCTCTTCCAGATCCGGCAAAGCTTAACAGTTTATATATCTTCCCCTCCGGGTCATACTTCAACATCCGGTTCAGGTTTCGTATATTTGCAGTATCCATACCTATAATGTAATCGAACTTGTCATAGTCGTCTAAAGTGACCTGCCTGGCTCTGTGAGGCACCAATGGAATTCCCAGTTCTCTCAATTTGTTCACTGTACCTCTGTGTGGAGGATTACCAATTTCTTCTCTGCTTGTTGCAGCACTGTCTATAACAAACATATTTTCCAATCCAAGGGTGTTTACTTTGTGGGTAAATACGCTCTCGCTTAGGGTTGATCGGCAAATATTGCCGTGGCAAATGAAAAGCACTCGTATCATTGTTTTTTCTCCTCTCAAATTGCCTTGAAATGCCGTATTTTGCAAGGTTTTATCAGCATTTCAAGGTATCGTAGTTTTCTTCTCATTTACTACATTTTTTGCAAAAAGTGCAAAATGAAGCAAATCACTTCCGTCTGTAGTAGTCAAATCGTAGTCAGTTTAGGGGGTGCAGACTACTATCAGAATTTTATATCTCCGTATAGAACTTTATTGTTTCCAATAAATCATCTGTAAGCCATTCTTGCATTTTAGCCTTAAAAAAATCTTGCTTTTGACAATAAATAACTGCTTTATAATCTAATTTGGGACCTCCCTTTAATCGCCTCGCTTCTTCTTCCATAGTTAACTTAAATTCTTCTACCACTCGATTAATATTATATAAAGTTGCTGTCAGTTCTGGTCCAATCAGCTCTGAAATTTCTTCTAAATGTTCTTCCCAATTATTTTGAATAGGAAGCATTTGTGTATTAATAACAACTCCTCTTTGCATTTTGAATAATTCCATTGCAGATATATATTCCTTTAAATCTCTATAAAAAATATTCATTCTAAATTTACATTTTCTTATTATCCCCTCACCTTGAATTAATTCTTTACCAGCACTTTCTTCTGCCTTTTGTTTCCATTTATATAATACTTCCACAGTAAAATATTTTTCATCTCTATCTATTAATGCTGCATGGGTACGACACATCCAAATTCCGTTTTCATAACTCGCTCTTTCTTCAGGTGTCATATTTGGATCATACCTTTTTCCTCCCGGAGAAGCAGCCTTTATATGAGCTGCCTCTCCTAAATTAATAGTTCCCTCACCAGATAGTTTCGGCCCAATTGTTGTTCTTCTGCAACATGGATTCGAGCATTTGTATCCGACCATTGCAGCTAATTTCTTTTTAGTTGCTTCACTAAAGTCATCTCTCATTTTATTCTCCATCACATTTTATCAATATTTATATAGTTAAACATTTCTAATTATTCTACCATACCATTTCAATCTTTTCCATAAAAAAGCACCCAAGTTGTATAATGATCAGCCCCCTGTCAAGTAGACAAGTAAAAAATCTAAAATAAGTTTATAGATATCCGCCACATTTGACTCAGTGTGGCGGATATTTATGTTATGAGACGTTTATGCACACCATTTTGCTTTGTATGCTTCTATTCTTTTGTTCTCTGCAATCGGATATTGTGTCGGGGTTTCCGCCGATAATGCTTCGCTTCGTACTTCCAGTGGCGTTTTGCAATGGAATCTTTCCTGCAGTCTTTCTTCGGCATAAAACTTTATATATTTGTCGATTGCCGAACGTAAAGATACCTCGTAGGCTATCTTATACATACAATACATTTCTGATTTGATAATCCCCCACAATCTTTCAGTAGGACCATTATCAATGCAGTGTCCAACACGGGACATAGACTGTTCCATGCCTTGTTCACGAAGCCTTTTCTGAAATATTTTACTCGTGTACTGAAAACCTCTGTCAGAATGAAAAATCGGCCTGGCATACGGATTATCTTTGAGAGCCTTATCGTATGTGTCAAACACGAGCTTATTGTCATTTCTTCCGCTTATGACATACGCAACTGGAAATCGATCATATAGATCAATGATGACACTGAGATATAGTTTCCTGCCAGTCTCAGGAACCTTGAATTCCGTAACATCCGTAGCCCATTTCTCATTAGGTTTCGTTGCATTGAATTCCCTCTTCAACTTATTTTCCGCTGTTGTCTCCGGTCTGGACGACTGGTATTTCTTCTTCTTTTTACGGATAATAGAATGAATTCCCAGCTTCTTCATGATTCTGTGAACTCTGTTTTTGCTGTAGCTGGTGTGATTGAAATGGTTGATCCAGCTTGTCATCCGCCTGTATCCAAAGATATGTCCGAACCGCTCGTCATACTCCTTTATCAGTTCTGCCAGTTTTGTGTTCTCGGATTCCTGCTCTGGAATTGTCCAGTGCAGCCATTTATAGTAAGCAGCGTGTGATATGCCCAATTGTTTGCACATCTAGTTGATACTCCATTGTTTTTTCGTAAAAATATTTTATTGCCTGATATTTTGATTCAAACCGTAGTTTTCCAAGCCTCACATCCCTTCGAATTCCTTCACTTTTTTTAACAGTTCCACCACCATATCTTTTTCTTCAAGTTGGCGCTTTAGTCGAAGGTTCTCCCGGCGCAGCCGCTCCAGTTCATCAACTTCATCATCCGTTTTGTGGTGTCCACGTTTATCGGATAGACCATCTTCTCCAGCAATATCATATTTTCTAACCCATGAATACGCTTGGCTATAAGAAACATCATATAGAGAAGCTGTTCCTTTATAATCCCGGTTGTGGGTAATACAGTATTCGACGATTTCTTTACGATCAGCTAGCGTTGTCTTGCTTCTGCCATATAGACCTCCCTCTTGGGATCATACTCCCTAAGTTCTCTATTGGCATTATACAACGAAATCCATTTTTGTAGTGTTGCATGTGCAGGAATTCCATATCTGGCGCATAAATCGGTAACCGATCCTTCCCCGTTGATATACTTCCGAGCCATTTCAATTTTAAATTCACTGGAATAGGAATGGTTAGCTGTAACAGAGCAGAGGGCTTCTATTCCCCCATTTTGATATGCCAGTATCCAGTTTCTTATAGTTCGTGTACTTTTTATAGATAAATCCACCATAATTTCAGAGACAGAACGTATTCCATTCAGATAATCCTCGACAGCAGAAATTTTTCTTCAACCGTACACTTGGGTTTTCTTCCCATAAAAATACCTCCAAAGTAGATTTTGGTTATTTACCTTGTCTACTTCAGAGGTATCATATCAATTAAACAGATGCTTTTATCTAATATTTTATTTTCTCCCCTAACATCATATATTATGTTTTTATATTATCCTACATTTTTTTAATTTGTAATTTCTTGAATTCTCGTTAAAATCCATTTTATATACAGGAATTCCTTTTTCTTTTGCTATGTCTACAATAATTTTCTGATTTATCTTACTGATTTTACGCCCTAAATATACCCCACTTGGTTTTTGAATGATATAAGAAAATTTTTCTCTCGCCAGCATCATATTACTTGTTGTATAAAACAGTCTCCATTCTTTTTCTGCTTTCCAATCTGTAGACTTTTTTATAGCTAGCTTAGTTGCCATAAACTCATCTGGACATGGAACAACTGCATTTATCCATGCTGGATCATAAATAAATCCCACATTTTGAGCAACTGCTGATAATATCTTTATTTGAAATAAGTATGCAGCATATTCTGTAGTATCTAACCTTTTATTATCATATATTACAGGAAACAAATTTGCCCAAATACGATCCTGGGTATTATTAACCAAATATGTAATTATATTTTCACCATCAAATTCATACTCTAATGCAAATCCAGTAGCATTACTACTGTATTGCCCCCACATCATATCTGAATAAATTTTCTGAGTGAAACATGCAAATTTTGTCTTTTGTTGTACTTGCTCTGTTGTATTTTTTAGTTCTACATCAAGATTTGACAACAAATATTGAATTAAACTATTTGAACTGGCTACTATCTGTTCCTTTGGCATTCTCTTTAAATTTTCAAATACATCTTTCGCATTTGGAACAAGATTCAGTATTTTCAAAGGAGGCTCTTCCATAGTTACTAATTTTTCTATTACAGTTAGTCCTCCATTTTCAGACAAGAAGGACTTAAGCCATTTCTCTATTCTTTTTCTATCATAATAAAGTCTGGCGTCAAAATCATCATTCATCGTACTTCCATTAGAAAACCATAATTCGTCATTATAAAATGCGCTTAAGCTTCTCTCAGAACAAGTTCTAAAACGGTATAATTTATTTGGTAAAATATCCTTAACACATCTGATAATCTTATCATAGCAAGCGGTTTTTTCTTTCACTGAAAAATTCATTGGAACTATTGTATTTTCAATAATTTTTTTTAAGTCCATATATGCCTCCACAAGAATCCAGTCTTTTTCTAGTATTATAAATATAACAGAAAAAAGCTATATTCTCAATCAAAAACGATCGAAGTCTTCCTGTGTAGCCAGCTCCGCATATCTGTAATCATCATTTCTGCTCTCGCTATACATATCATTGATTAATCCTATCGATAGCATTTCCAGATCTGCCATCGAAAGTCCCAATTGCACACAGCGGAGCAGAAATAATGGTGTTGTCATTTCACGCTCAGTTGGGCGAGCTTTTTTTAGACTCCACCTCGGTTTTCACATTAAAGCCCCACAATTCAATCAACTGTGGCAGAATCTGATAAATGGAAAAAGTATTAAACTCATCCAGCCACTCTTCCGGTGTATCTGGAATGGTAGGATCGGCATGTTTTGCCATAATGAATGCGATATTCTCAAACATCTCCAAAGAGAACATATCCAGATTAGATGCCTTTGCATCTCCATCACCAATACTTTTCTCCAACGCGGCCAGATCTTTATAAATATCTCTCTGGAATTTCAGTCTATAAATTCTGGGAATAGCTGCACTTGCTTTAAATGCAACCATCTTTCCATCAATCTCGATTTCTTTTCTGATTCCCATCGTTTTCCTCCTACTTGCTTACCGCTTTTGCTGCTTTTACTACTGCCTCTGATTCTGTTACAGATGCAGTCGGTTCATAAACATTCTTATACCAATCGTTGTAAACTGCTTCGGTAGTTGCATCTCCGGTCTTTGCCTTGACATAGCCATTCGCCATCGGTCGTGCCTTGATGGTCAATGTTTCTGTCTGTACTTCTTTATCTTCCTCATTGGTCTTGGATTCAATGGTCGGACTGGATGCAGAACAGTTATAAAGCACATGCCTGATCTTTCGGATATCTCCATCAAACTCAAAAAGCAGGGCAAAACTGCCTGTTTCAGAATTGGCATTTTCCACCAGTACCTGATTGGCATCGGCTTCCTCGTTCAGAATATCGGTACGGAATGTCTCCGGAATCATGGCTAACTCCAAATCCCCATCATATCCCTGATTGTTGTTAATTACATAATATTCAATGCCATCTGCGTAGAAAGACTCCGGTTCTCCTGTCGGGTCCATGCTGATGGATATCGCACCAGGCATAGCCACCGGAATAGCAAATGTCACTTCGCCTTCCTCTGTAACTGTGATCTTGGCATAATGCACATTACAGATATTAAATTTTACCTTGTTTTTCTTATTGGCCATCCTTTAAACCTCCATCTCATAAAGGACCTCGTACAGTTTCTCACTGTCGATCCACACCTCGGATTTCGCATAAAAAATGGAGGCTGCGTCCAAGGCATCCTCCACTTTCTGTTCTGCATTCAAATCCTTTTTATCTGTATATAACTCAACGTTTACCCTGCTGATCTTGTAATACACCTTCCCATCAGCAGCAAAATTATCACTTCCCGGAAGCAGGTAGCAGATGAACGGTGGTCCACCGCTTCCCCCTCTGCAAAATGGTCATACGCAAAAGGGATTCCTGCTGCCTGCAACACTGCAAGAATCTTATCCATTGCGCAAACTCCTCTCGATTTTCTTCTCCAACTGCTTCACTCCAAGTTCCTCTGCCGGAGCAATGTGTGGCTGTGCTTTCGTCCTGCCGCCTCCCCGTTTGGCATGACCAAGCACTAACAGATGGGCAAGCTGATATTTTGTTGGGGAACACACCGTAACCTCCAGTGAATTGGACGTTTCTTTTGTCGTTTTCGCTCTCCAACTTTTGCGGTATTTCCCTGTATCTACCGGAGCATTGGCTTCAATCTCAAAAGTGCTGCCCATAGCATTGTGCGCTGGAACACAGATTCCATTATTAATGCTATAAGAGGTTATTAGTAGCAGTATTTTTCAGCCTCTAAGTAATCCATTACTACTAAGGAATATCCCGCAAATCCTTGCAAATACCAATAAAGATAATCATTTAAAATACCAATAAATTCTGAGATGTTTACCCCAGACCAATCTGCATTATAGAACA